AGCCGGGAGCTAGGCCCATATTTCCTCTTACCCGTCAGTTTTAAGGAGCCCGCGCCCCCACCGCCTAAAGCCCCACCTATTTCTTCATTCACTATCGGCATTTTTAGCCCCTTTGTTATTTAATAGTTAATCTAACTTTTTTCTATGCCCCGTTGGCGTCGGCGTCGACTAAGTAAAACTCTAAACTCACTGATACCTTACTATTTGACCCTGAGGCTTTGGCCCTGAAAAATAAATCTGTAAGGCTTTTTATTTTCTTATGGCTCTCAAACACCTTCTCTACCGTGCTGTTTATTTCTACCGCTGAGAAACTCTTTCTGCGGTGCCTTGAAAAACCGCCGCCGCCCCCAGCGTCGGAAATCCTATTAGATACATTAAAATCTCTTCCTGGCATTTAGTACCACCCGTCTATGGAGTCAAAAATTATAGAAATGTCCTGCCCGTCGGGTATGTATGAAACCGCGTTAACGCCGAGAAGATCGTCCGCCCCGTTAGGTGTCAAAGCTAAGTCGAAGCCGCTCGCCCCGGTGTTTCTAATTATGTACTCGGTACCCTCTATCCCCGCCGGTAGATGTATGGGGTAGGCCCCGGCGTCGGTGTTCCCAAAAATATTATGCTCTGCGGCGGTGATTGTGTGCACCGAAGTAACCCGGGTCTTTTTTCTCTTTACGCCCCCGCCGGTGTAGATAGGCCCGTTAATAGTGAGCCCCGCGAAAGCCGGGGACGCCCCCGCGTGTATATCCTGAGGCGTTGATAGTGTTACTGTGCCGTCGCCGTTGTCGGTTACTATTATCTGGTTAGGCGTCCCTAAAACTCCTAGGGTTAGGGTTATTTGCTGACTTTGTACTTGTTGGCCGAGGGTTAAAAAATAGTTTTTCCAATCCTCGGTAACTCGCCTGTCTAGCTCGACTAACTCGTTAGAGTAGGGTAATCGATAGGGGAGATCCTGCGACATAAATTAAACCGGCGCGGGTAAAAATTCCCCGTATACCGGACCTAACCTCGTGGTGCCTGAGTCGGCAGTCATAGAGATGTCTATATTTATAGCGGCGGTAAAGTCTAGGCCAGTCACTTCGATGTAGTTGACCACTTGCACATTCGCATTGGTCCCCTTGGAGACTGTAGACCTCCCGGTAACCCGGACCGTGGAGGAGCTGTATCGCACTATGTCGAGCACAAAATCGAAATTAGAGACCCCAGATGTCAATTGCTGAAATAGTACCTCAGTTCCGTCGATATCGACAGTCAAGTCTTGCCCCGAGTCTCCAAAATTACCTGAGTTAGTGATTCTCAGCATATCCCCGTCAACAGTCAACAAATCGGCCAGAATAACCGGCGTTTTTGTTAATATGCTACTCGACGCGGACGTCTGCGATCGGTCTGATATAACCAACCCACCGGGTCTAAATTTCTGTGCTGACGTTCCCGCTCGTGCCTCTAGATACCCTATAAACCCCGTGCCCCCTCTGCCGGCGATAACGGTAAAATCCACATTCACGTGACCACCTACAGCTAGACTCCCCCCGATATTAACGCTGCCGCCCGCAGTAATATTAAGCGCGGCCTCTAGGTTGGCGGCCTTGATTAGCGACCCCTCGGTTAATACATTATAACCGTAGGTTATGTGAGCGCTTAAACCCTCGGTGATAGTTCCGAAACTCCGAATTATCCCCGCGCTAGGGTAGGTAGGGGCCGCGCTAACTTCATAATCTCCTGAGGCCAAAACAAACATCTCGGCCCCACTGGCAAACATCGCATTTATTGGGATTAGGTCGTCGGTCGCACCATCTTTGGTGGTGCCCCACCATTCGGGGTATACGACTTGGTCCGGGTGGTTTAGTACTACAGTCATGCGATTAAACAGGTAAGCGGGGGGAGCCTCTACGAGGCCGGCAAAGGTGATTGTGGGCACCCCGACAACCCCGTAAAGACCTTGTCCCGCGAAGGAAATTTTAGGGGCGTTAAATGTCATCGTGTTTACCTCGGTGGCCCCGACACCTATATCTATTAACAGAGTCGCGCCTATGCTCGCGGCGTAGGCGTCGGCCGACTGTAATTGGGCGGTCAAGTCACCGCCGAGCCCCTGGATAAATCCAAAGGACGCGGCGCGGACTTGGCTGTCCTCGTCGGGTATTCTAAACCATGATTTTGTTGGATCGAAAGTCGAGTCTTGTACATAACCGCCGTCGGGTGTTCCCGCCGCCGCTAGGGCAAACATTCCTTGCCCGCCGTCTCTAGCGCTAAGATAACCAGGTATATAGGCGTAACTATTCGCGCTCGTATCTATAGTTTTAAGGCCCTCGAAATTGTCAACGCTGGCGACACCAAACCCGCCGTTTCCTATTATATTATCCTGCGTATAAATAACAACATCGCTTGGGTCTGTTATTTGCATCCTATAAGAAACATTATCAGATAGGTAGACTAGGGCTTTGCCCTCGTCGTCAAAAATGGCGGTATTGCTCGGGCTAGCGTAAGGGACTGTTAGCGCGTAATCTTGGTATATAGTTTGCGCAATAGCCGTACCGCTTGAGAAAAACTTGGCTTTATAATTTTCGGCTGGGACGAGTCCCCCGCCGGTGCCTGGCTGTGCGGGGACGAACCATCTAAGAATAGGGGCGGGCGTTAACGACATTATTTTTTCTCCTCTTGTACGGCCTTTAATATAATCGATTTTTGTATGTGGGGCGGTAATTTTGCGAGTGTAGTGGCGGGTATGCCGTACTTCATAACCGCGCCCGATATCCTCGCGGCTCCCCCGAGTGCTCGCACCGTAGGGACGTCCAAAACGGAGGAGAGAAAACTAACCGAGAGGCCGGGCTCTCGGCCGCTTGCTTTTATAAAATCCTCTATAGGTTTCCCGGTCGCGGGGTTAATCTTAGGGGCTTTTGGCCCTACGTTTAGCGCTTCGGCAAAGGCTTCGGACTCGTTTATCGGCCCTTTGGATACCTCGCCGGCGGCTTGATTTGCGTCTCGGGCTTTCGTTTTTGCCCTCGATAGTTGATCTCTAGACCTTCGGCGGTCTTTCACCATGTCTTTTCTATTCGCTCGGTTAGCCGTGACGAGTTCGCCCCTGTGGGCCTTTTGTGATGTCTCTAAAACTTTTCTAGTATCCTTGGAGACCTTGGCGAGGTGTTCCTGGGCTAGCTTGTATATCTCTTTAGCTTCCCGTGCTTTCGCGGTGGCGGCCATTGGCTTAGGGAGAAAATCAAAACCGAAAAGGTTTTTAGCTTTGTCCAAAATCGCTACCTCGTAGGGCTCGCCCGCACCTTTTTCCATTATACTTTTTATTACACCGTGAGCGCTTCGCGCTTTGCTCGCGTCCATGGACCCGCTAAGCATATCTAAGAGATCGTTCTCGGCTTGGATTTTGTTGGACCAATTTTTCATTAGCTCCGGGTATTTGGTTTTCCCGCCCGCCTCGATCAGCCTCTCTTTTAACATTTTTCTAACTGGCTTTAAATGGCTATCAAGTAGGCCCTTTGAACCTGGGTCCCAAGTTTGGATCAACCCGTCAATCTCTCGGCGTAGTTTTAGCGCCTCCTCGGCGGTGTATTTAGTTTTAAAAAATTTGGCTTGTTCCGCAGGGGACGCACCCTTGCCCGGTAGCCCCTTAACTTTATTCATAAAATATTTTATTTGGTTTTTAACAGGCTCAGACCCGACGCCCTTATCCCCCTCTAGGGCGTTAAGCGACTTTTTTAGCGAAGCCATAACAGGACTGATATCTACGGGGTCCATCTCTTTAACGGCGGCATTAACCTCCGAGTCCTCGGGAAAAAATTTTCTTCGCTTGGCTGGGTCCTTTAGCGTTTTAGACACCTCTAAAAATTCCTGAGCGGACGAGGTGCCCTGGGTTTTGGCGGCGTCGTCGGCCCTCTCGGCCCCGACTTTTGATAAAACTTTGTTTTCCTCGGCGATATCGATAGCGCCCTGGCGCTTAGCTTTGGAAAGCCCCACTTTTTCTAAATAGGCGTCGGTCGCGGCAGCCTTTCGGCCCGCGTAGGTGTCTTGAATAGCGTCCTTTTCGAGTTTTGCGACGTCGGCGGCGGTCTCCCCCGCCTCGTTGGCGAGTCTCGCCTCGTTAGCTGACGACGCTATACGGTCGGCCCTAGTTGTGGCCGCAGATTCTAAAAGTTTTTTACCTCCCTTTTCGGAAATAGCCTCTAGGGCTTTGGCCGGGCGCTTTCCCCCCGACAAAAACCCGAAAGTTTTCGCGGCTAGTCGCCGGGCTCCTCCGAGTAGCGGGGACACCATAGACAACATCGTCGGATCACTGGCCATTTGATAAGCTATTTCACTGGGCGGCCCTTTGGACTCCCTTAATATTTGTTTCGGGGTTGCATCTGGCCGCCCCGTTATGCCTCGCATACGGTCTATAAATTGCTCTCTTGTCTCCCCCTCTTTGGGCACTCTCTCGGCGTCGGGGCTCACGTTAAAATCTTTTGTCGCTTGTTCAAAAGCGGGCTTTTGTGCATATGCCTCGGGGTCGTAGGGGTCTTGGCCGGTAACCATAGACGCGATCCTCGTAGGTATATTTAAAAGGCCTAAGACATCCCCGGCGGCGGCTTCGGCTGTTTGCCCTAAGCTCTCGCCCCTTAGTCTAGAAGCTACGGTCTTGGGCGCTATAAACCCACCAATGGGGACTTTTCGGGAGAGGTCTGCGGTCGAAGGTTCTTGAGGCTGTGCGGGTGGGGTTTGAGTGTCTACCATCTCGAAAGCCTCTTGTATATCGGCATCGCCTGGGGGCGTGTCTCCTTCCATCTCAATTATACGGCCGTCGGGGGCTTCAATTTCGTAAATAGGCATTATTCCTTAACCCTTATTTTGTAGCCGCCTTTTGTGGTGCTTTCCGTGGGCGTAACGCCTGGCGCTGGCGCTGGGGTGTCTGCGGGTGCCCCACTTGAATTTAATTTTTTACGGTTTAGCTCGACCATACGCCTAACCGATTTTTGAAAATCCCGGGCGGCGATAATAAAATCTTTCTCGCTCGTGGCCGTGTCCATTCGGTTTTTGGCTTGGGTAGCTTTTTGCCCTTCGACGTCGGTTATAGACCCGCCGCCACCTTTGAGCGCTTTGAACGCCTCTAAAAAAGCCTGCCCTGCGATTTGGTTATACATTGACATGAACCCCGACTCTGGGGTCCCTGCATAGGGCTCGTCTCTTAAGCCGAAACCGCTCGCCCAGCCTTTGGCACCTACCGCCCCGGTAAATCCCTCGTGGGTTAGCATATCGTCGATCACGTCTAGGGCTCTCTCGGCCTCGTCGATATAGATCTGGGTCGACTCTTGCCCGCTCTCGGACTCAATTTCCCCCTCGTCTTTTCCTATCACGGCCCCTTTTGCTCTTTTCTCGGCGATGCTTTTAGCGTAGGCCTCCTCTTTAGAGAGTCGGCCCTCGGCCTTTGCCCTCTCCTCGGTCTCTAAAAGCCCAGGGAGCGCGTCGGGGTGCTTCCCTAAAGTTTGGGACTCGCCTCGGTCTCGTAGGTACTTACTCCACTCCTCGGGGGTGGGGTTTCTCCCATGTATGCGAATAAACTCGGTTAATAATTGGCCCGTTTTGCCAACACCGCCGCCGCCCGCTTTAGCCTGTGCGCCTAAAACTTTTGGGAAGCCGGCTTTTCCCGCTAACTCGTAGGCCTTAGATAGTGCCTCCTCGTCCTCGGTTTCCATGCCTATTTTTATCAGGTCCATGTATAATTTTTTAAAACCCTGTTCCTTGACCCCTGGGGGTAGTTTTGAAATCTGTGCGACTTTTGCGTCGGCCTCCTCAGATATGCCCGATCCTGGGCCTGGTGCCTGAGGTTGTATGGGTGCCGGTGCGCCGGGAGCTTGAGGCTGTGCGCCGGGCTCTGCCATAACTTGGGGCACGTCTTGGGCTAGGCCCGTCGCTTCCTGTTGTTTCTTAGCGAGTGCCGCCGCTACCGGGTGCACATTTTCGGGCGCAGGGGCTTGGACCCTAGCTTGTCCCTCGGTCGGCGCTAAAGCTTGCGCCTCGACTGCCGCCGCGTTCTGCGCCTCTGCGCCTTGATTACCTGCGAAAGTGCTGAGTACGTCCGAGCCTTGGGAAAACTGCTTTTTTCTTAAATTTTCTTTTCTTATCGCCTCGGCTCTTTGCCGTTTCAGTTCGACGTCTGCCTCGTCGCCGCGCTGTCTACCTTTGAGAGTCTCTAAATGTTGAGAATAACCGTCAGTTATTAAAGGCCCTCGTCGATAGCCTACCGACCCAGTGCCGGGCTCATACAATAATGCCATTTAGCCGCCCCCTGTAAATGCTTTAACGCCTGTCCCAAGTAAGTCTTGGCCTAGGTCCCCGAGTAAATTCGATTTTCCCATAATGTTACCGGCTTTTCTTTTGCCTGTGGCGAGGCTCATGTCTGCGAGCTGAGTGCCTCCAGTGTGGGCCAATTGTGAAAGGTCGCCGCTGGCGTTTATACCCGGCTGTGCGACGCCCATGTCCATATTAAAAGCGTTGGCGTCGTTCTGCCTGGCCATATTCTCGGTATTAGCGGCTCGATTATAGAGAGCGTCCGATCGTTGAGAAAACAGGTCTTGCCCAAATTGTCTTTGAGCGTTGCCGGCGGCTGTGGAAAATAATTCTCCTTTAGCCTCGGCCGAGCTGTCAAGGGCCGACCCCCCGGCTCTCATGCTCGCCTGATACTCAGGGTCATTAAAAACGTCTTGGGGATTAAACTCGAAGTCCTTGCGCTGGAAATCCCCGCCCGCTACTTTCCCCGCGGCGTTCTGGTAAGCGTTGACGCCCGCGTCGTAGATAGGTTTTTGGTATCCCTTGGCTTCATTGAGGCCACCTAAAAGGTCTGAACGCCCCTTTTTCTCGCCCCTGTCTAAAGCTTTATTTGCGTAGTGCCCGCCGATTAGGTCGGCACCCGCTCCGATTAATTTGCCCCCGCCATAGCTGACGGCCTCACCTAATAAACCCATAATACTTTTTCCTTCAAATAAAATATACGCTTTATTGGGCGCGTACCCTAACCATACGCCAAGAGATAAATTGATCGGCGATGATTGTAAACTTAAAATTCATTGTGTACCCACTCCCCAAGCCTGTAAACTTGGTCCGGGTCTCATAGCTATTATTTCCCCCTGTGGGCCTTTGCTCTTTGTTGCTCCAAGTCTCGCCGCGATTGGTAGAATACTCAAATTCTAAAAGCGGGTCATCTTGCCCAACGGGAGTATTGCCCACGGTTGCGAAAAGCTCCGCAGATTGAAAATAACTCAAATAGTCGGCTTCTTTTGGTATCCCTGAGGTGATAGCCTGGCGCTTTATAGGGTCCCCACCGTCGTTGTATATGTCGTCAGCTATACGCCATATTTTGCCGTTGCGGTAGTCTAGACCTAAATACTCGCCGTCGAATATGATAACCGATACAAAGGGCAAAGCGATTAAAGTAGCGCTTGCGGCTACTCGTTGAGCTCTGTCGTGCCAAAGCATAGAGGAAGAGTCAAAGGCGAAAGTCGCCGCCCCTGAGCGAAAACTTAAAATATAAAAATTGTGTCCTAGGGCGTCCATGACCGCCGCGCTCGCGTCGCCTATGTTGGGCATTTTAGCGATTTTTCGCTCTCTAGAGTGGTCCGAAATCCTTTGTGGTGGGCCGCCGCCGGTATGTCGATAAACTACGCCCTGGCCGTCAGTATTCCCGCCGAGCCAATACGCGTACCTCTCGGAGAAAATGGCCGAGTTGGGGGCGATTATTCCGATCTTATCGTAGGCTAGAATCCTGCGGAGTGGGTTTATAGTGGTAGAGTCGACATTCTGCCAAACCTCGAAACCTGTGTCTGAAAAGAAATAACAGATATCCCCGTTAGAGAGTACCGCTAATAACTCGCCGTCGAGTAGAGATAGGCAAGTCGCAAATCCCGTGTCCGTGCTATCGCACCAATTAGTAAAATCATAGAGTTTTGAAAATTGCCATTGGGCGGTGCCCGGTTTAATAGCAATACCTTTGCCCGCGCAGAAAGCGACTTGAGAGCCGCCGCCAACAAATCCACGGGCGGCCATAACGGAAGACGTAACCCAACCACCCTCCCCTGGAGTTGCGCCAAGCTCGAAAACGTAGCCGTTTGAGTCGTCGACTATTAAAATCTGTGCTCTGTCCCCTGGGGGGTTATTAGCCACCATAGCGACTTTTCCACCCGTAGTTAACAAAGTGGCCGAGGATTGATAAAAGGGGCTAGGGATAGGACAAGGGGGCGTCGCGGCTGGGTCTGCGGGAGGGTTGACAAAAGCGTTAACATAAACACCCGCGACCCTCTCGAAAAACAAAGCGCCAATAATTACAAAATATCGGCCCTGGATTGTGATTTGTCCACGCCCGCCACCATTAACGCCGGTAACCTCAGAATCGAGGACCGTGCCGGGTGTCGGTTTTACTGTATAAACTTTGTCAGATACTTTTTCCCCGTAAAGGTTCAAAGAGTATTGGGGGTCGTCCTGTGGAACGTTTTTAGATGGCCCAATTATCGGTAGATCTATCGGCGCGGGATTTGGCATAATTTACCCCCAAGGGGGATTCCTCCCTGAGATACCAATATTCCAAGGGAAAATCCCCCTGGGCATACTGTCCCCACCTGGTTTAGTTTGGGCGGCTATTTTAGCCGTCAAGGTGTACCGCGCGGCGGCGGCATCGTTGACCATGTCCTGAGTACTTAATCGGTATTTCTTGGCTATTTTCAGAGTCAGATTAGCCGCTACCGCGTTCGCATAGCCGCTGGGTATCTGGGCGGTGTTGTAAATATTTTCCTCTGGCGTGCCGACTTCGGTACTCCCGGTTTGTGTATTGGCCCATTTTACTTTACAGGTAAAAACAACGGGATAGACTGCGTCAGGTACGGGATACATATAAAGCTCGGCCTGTGGCCACATAGGATTAAAAGCGAAATTGTAAGGTTGTCCCGTAGTACTAGGGACCGCAATTAGCTGATAATTAGGGTAGGAAATAGGGGCTATAGAGATATTAACCGGCGTCCCTGTGGCTATGTTAACGGTCCCGGAGATAATGTCCTCGGGCCGTATAACGCTAGCGGGTGCCGCGTCTGTAAATGGTGGATTAGAGTCCGGGCCTAAAATATAAAGCGCCTGATTTGGCACCGTATTAAAAGCGACTTTTACGTCAAAAGGTGGTAGGACTAAGCCCTCGCCGTCCCACTCGTCGAGAAGGAACCCTAAGAGGTTCTTCCCTACTTGTAGGTCCTGAGGCTGAATAGGTTGATTTCGTCCAATGAGCCCCGAGGATACGAGGCTTTCCTGGATTAAGCTAAGCCATGTCCATGAGGTTAAAGCCATTCACTGTTAGAAGTTTTGGCGATTTTGCAAAGTAATGAGCAAAACACCCGATCCCGCGGTGAACGCTGTACCAGAGGCCGCGACATTAATAGAAATTGATTCGGTCTTAGTGAAAAGATTTTTTCGGTCGTCGCCGTCGATTTCGGTCGCTAGCTTGATATTTCCCGTGGGGGTTGTATCGGCTAAAAGCAAGGATAACACCCCGCCGTTAGGAGCTACGACGTCGCCGTCATCCTTGGTGATTTCTGCGCTAATAGTCTGAGAGGCGCCTGTACCTGTCCCAGGTGTATTAGTTAGAAATTCCATTTTAACGATTTTACCGTCAAACCCAGGAATAAATCCGTCCATAAGAACGAGAGCCGAGGTTTGAAGCAATACCAAATTAACGGGAATTGGAAGGACTTGATAGCCCTTGCCGTTGTTTACGTCTACATTATCTAACATTTTTAAGATTCTCCTTTATGGGCTGACCGCGATTAAGCGATCACCCGGGTGAAAGCTCGGGCAACGTGTCGCCACTGTAAAATTTTAGCGACTACTAGCATATCCCACCGCATCATATGAATAAAATTGACACCGTCGGCGAAGGCTGTAGCCTTGATTGTAACACCCTCATAACTCGAGTTTTTGCAAACTAGAGAGGCTAAATCTGGCAATTCTAAGCCGATAAAGGCGAAAGAGTCACGTTTAACAACTAAGGCCTGTTCGTAAACAGTAGAGGCCGCCCCAACTATCCCGACGAAAGATGTCGTAATAACAGGCAAAGCCGAAATGACTTGAAGTTTTTCATTTTCAGGTCCGACAATGGCCTCGGTTAAAGTGATAGTCCCGGCACCGGCACCGTTAAGGGTAACTTCGGCGGCTACGGTATAATATCGGAGCGTGGAAAGTGCTTTTTTGGTGTTGGGTTGTACTGCGAGCCCACCCTTAAAATATACTAAAGAATTTTTCGTGATAACGCCATTGGCTGTCCCACCTGAAACCGCTACCGAAGTCGCACCCGTCAAGGGGTTCACAGATACGACCATACCGCTAGTACCATTGCCCACGGCTGATCCGTTGGTATGGTTAGGGATATTGGAGGAGGCGAAAAAGTTTAAGTTCGCCGCTTCCTTAACTTTGCCTTTCATGTAAGCCGTGGCGCTGTCAGTCGTTGGATTGAAAGCTTTCGCCAAGTCCCCGGCAGTCTCGGCCATTGATTTATTAGACATTACGGCATACAAGCCGTCGTCCATAGCTAATTGGTCATTTAAAAGAGCTTGTCCGAATCCCCAATCCTCAGCGGTTTTAAGCGCGGAGCCAGGAGTCCCGAAAAAGTTCATACAGGTCACTAACTCCTCGTAACATAAAATGGACGCTTTGACAGCCATGTTTTTCATACGGGGCTTAGTGATACGCTTTTTAACACGTTCGTCGCCGCCCAAGTTATACTCCTTTTCGATACCGTTGATCGAAAGTCCATCATTGTATTGTAAAACCGTCGCGGAGATTTCGCCCTGATTAACCGGGTCGATTTGAATGACATTGGACTGCTTAGGCATAAGAGGTTGATCCTCAATCCTAATTTGGATAGTGTCGCCGCTCTCAAATTTCTTTTGATTATAGACGGCGCTGAGTCCTTTGTCGGCGATTGCCAAAATAGGTTCTACAGAGATAAGCGCGTCGACCCCTTGCTCTGCGACCAATTGAGAAATTGATTCAATATTCATTTTTTCTTATCTCCTTTTTACTGTTTTTAGGCTTTATGCCCCTAGTATAAGTTAAATCTTGCTAAAACTGTCGAAGCGTTCCTCTAGAGACTTGTCTCCAGCGCCACCTTTGCCTTGCCCACCGCTAACGCGTGGGGGTCTCTCTCTAGCCGCGAGCAAATTGCCCTCGCCTACTTTTTTCTCGGCTTTTATTCTCTGGCCAATCTCCCCAATTCTAAAACTAAGAGCGCTTTGCCCTTCATTTTTGAATAGGACATTTAGCTCTCGCATCTCGGCGGGGTTTTTAATTAAATAATGTACTACCGCCGGGCTTTGCCCATGCGAGTATACCGTGTCCCGTACCTCGTCGAAAACGTCTACTTTCTCGCGAGCTTTGGCATCGATGTCGAATTGTGGATTTTCCTTTTGGTAGGCGTCCATCCTCTTAAAATGCGCAGTGGTGGCCTTTTGTATGGCTTCGGCCGGTGCATTTTCTGCGGCGAGCTTGTCGTCGTCGGCCTTGTCTAAGGCTCGGTTGTATTTGTGAAATTCTCGGTTGTATTTATTAAGCGCTTGCGGGTCGTTGACAAAATCAAATTTAGAGATATCGGGAGCCTGTGGCCCCTCGGCCTCGGGTGCTTTATGTTCCTGCGGCGCTGGGGCCGGGGTTGACATGGTGCTAAATCGGCTGTCCGTGTCTGCTTTGTACGCGTCAAAATCGGCTCTGCTTATAAACTCGGGTTCGGGCGCTGGTGCTGGGTCTCCACCGGGAGGGGTGCTGTCTACGGGTGGCGTGTACTCTGGGTACTCGTTTCCGTTTTCTTCGCTCATAATATGCCCTTCATTTAATTAAAATTGCTTTTGAACACTCAACATACAAGCGCTGGGGGGCTATAAGGTAGGCATAAATGACACTTTGTTGATTATTATTGGCATAAGTGCCAGTTTAGGCGGTTAACTCTGGAAAGACGGCGGCCAAGGCTTGGCGCGTACCATCTCGGGGAACTCGCCCGGGGTTGTACTCCAATTGCTTAATAGTGTCATACTTGACTATGCCCTTTGTGAGCCTGGCGAGCATAGCCCTGGACATCTTGCGGGCTTTTCTATGCGCTTGGAGCTTTTCCCCGAATGTCATTATTCAGGTACTACCGTTTTGAAGTTCCCGCAACCATCGTAATTTCCCTCTAAGAGCGAGGCCCCGGTCTTGACTTTGCCGCCCTCTTGGTATCTGATAGGCTGTTCAATTTTAACGGCCTCGCCCGGCGCTCCAAAGGCGTTAACGGTCTTCTCGGGTTCTGCAGTCTTCTCGGGTTCTGCAGTCTTCTCGGGTTCTGCAGTCTTCTCGGGTTCTGCAGTCTTCTCGGGTTCAGGCGCTACTTTCTGGGTGCCGTCGACGAGTGCCGCCTCTGGCGCGTCGCCCATTATAACATCTAAGGCGTCGTCGAGGGCGGCGGCCGGTTTAGGCGCTGGCGCTACTTTAGCCGCTGGGGCTTTCTTGCTTGAAGGGTTTTTCTTTTTTGGCATTTATCATTCTCCTTTTAAAGTGGGGACATTTTGCTAGGCGCTGGCTTATCTAGGCCCCCGCTTAGTGCTTGTATCTTGTCGGTCTGGACTCTCTCGGTCTCGTTGTCGGCTTGTATGCGGTTGGTGTCGGCCTCTTGTTGGTTAATTTGTAGGTCGAAAGCTTCCATTTGCGCCTCAAACTCCTCTTTTAGTGGGTTGGGCGCGTCCTGTGCGAGGTTGGCGTCCTTGACGGCCTCGCTCGCTCGGTTGTACTCCCTTAATAGTTGCATTTGTTTTTGTTGAATAGAAATTATAGCGCTGTGCTTTTTGTGGTCGATGTCATTCTGTGCGGCTTGTATATCGGCGCTCTCGGTGGTGTCCTTGAGTTGGGCTTGAAGCTCCCCAATCATTTGTTTGGCTTGTTCAACCTCTGGGTTACCTCCCTTCAATAAGTCGGCTAGCGCCTTGGCACCTTTGCCTGGTTGTGCGGCGATGACTATCGCCATTGCCTGGGGATTGGCCGCGATGATTTGATTTTTCTCTGCAACCCCGGCCAAAAATTCGGCCTCCTCTTTGCGTGCTGTGTCTGCGAGCGGCGAGGCCTCTATGGATAGCGAGTACTCCTCGTTGGGGTTAAGCTGTACGCCGCCCTCAGTGTTTATCCACCGAACGGTGGCCTCGTCGTCGGGGTCTACGAAAGAGAGTTGCTGGGGTGCGGTCAAGTACTTTGGGATAAGGTCTAGCTTTACTCTTGTTACTTGTTGTACATATTCCAAAAAGTTAAACATAAAATCATAGTTGGACCGCTCGCCGCCCTGTGAACGTTTCTCAATAGCGATCCCACTCTGTTTGTAAGAGTTTTGGTCTAGGTTGGCCTCTGATATCCCAAAGATCCTTTGTATTTTGACTTCTTGCTCTCTTTGTAGCTCGATTAGCACCCTATCTAGTACGTAGGGTTGTATTTCCTCGGGCGCGGGGATTGTGTTACCGTCGGCGGTCAAGGATTTATAGAGGACGTCCAGGTCCCCAACGACTGCGGACTTACGCAAAGTTTGGAGCTGGGTCGCATCGATGCTCTCAAAAGGTATTTTCCAACGGGAATAGGGTGAGCGCCCAAGGCGTAGGGCGATAATATTCTCAAGTATGGTAAACATCTTTTGGGGCTCTTCCGCGAACTCGGTCATGGATTGATAGTATGTATCCTCGCCCTCAACGACCTTTCGACCCGTGCAAGCTGTGACTGGGGACTCGCTCCCTAGCCAATAGTCGTCATCTAAAATCTTGTCGGCTTTCTCGTCGATAATGTACCAATGCCAATTGGCGTCCTCAACGTCTCTAGCGAGTGGGTTGCCCTGCTCGTCCAGAGCGACGCCAGCGAGGTCGGGCTCGTCGCCTACCACTTCGCCCCGGTCGTCCAAGGTGTCTTTTCTGTCGAAGTCCTTGCCGAGCTTTGTCTCTTTGCCCTCTTCCATTAAATACTCGATGTCCTCCTCGGACTCTTTGATCCAAAAGTACCACACGGTACGCTCTTTGGTGTCGCCGAAGTCGGTCGGCTCTTGGCCTGTCTCCTTTTTCCACTGTGCTTTATCAATCTTTTTTCTTATGGACCAATGGGTCGCATCAGAGAACGTGCACGTTTTGACGTGCTTTGATGGAAACACATCATAGGTGTTATCTAGATACTCGTCGCTCAGGGTCTTGGCGAACCCCCGATTGCCCGCAAAATTGAGCTTAGCCATTGAGTAAGCGATGCCCGTGCCGATTTGGTCCCGTCGTGCGAAGTTAAATATTTGGCTCGTGTTGTGCATTTTCTGCAGACCTCTAAGAACGTACTGCCGCGCCTCGGCTTGTACCTCAGTCGCCCCGCTACCGTTGGGCGTGACCTTGCCTAGGTAATCGGTCTGTAGTGTGTTGTTGGCCTCAAAATTGACATAAGTCAATAATAGATTAGGTTGCATAGCCTTTTTAAATCCGTACCGCTGGGACTCTGTGGTGTCCATTTGCTCGCCTAACATCGTAAAGCGTCGGCGCTTGTTGCTACGCTTATATATTGGCTCCCAATAGGCCATGTCTGCGGTCTTACATTGCTTAAACTTCTTTAGAACTGCGGCGGTTTTGTCGCCCTCTTCTTTGCTTCGTGTATCTATCATTATACAAACTCCAAGTTACTAATCATCGGCCTAGCTCCTTTTGGCGCTGGCCCTTGTTTTTCTTCTATCATCCCGCCGAATAACTCGGTTAACACCCAGATCCACGCATCAGCCCGGTTAGGCGAATCGCTCCCAATATAGCCAAAAGTAGAGAATCCTAAAAGCTCGTCCTCCAATAATGTAAAATTACCGGCATGGACGACTAGCCCTTTTTCGTACATAGCACTGAATGGCTCGGCTCTGACGACCTTGCCCCGCGATGCGTTAACCATTTTTATATTGGCCTTAGCGTCGGCGGTTTGGATTACAAAGCGGCACATTTCCCCACCAAAATTCTTTTCTACTGCGATGACGTCGGCGAGTCTCCTATTATATAGGGAGGTTGTCACCTCGCCCCAAGTCTTAGGCCCTCCTTTGATTGTACAATCCTCCAATAAATAGGCCTTGCCGTCGGTGCCTAGGCCACCGCAGACTATCCCTATGTCGTCCGCATCTGGGTCGTCCTCGCTCGCTCCACTTGGGTCAACGCCTACAACGACACGGACCATGTCGGGGATATCTGTTCCAGTGTTCCGATACATCCCGATAGTGATATCTGAAAATAAGGAGTTCGGGTTGTCGTCCCCGAACTCGCCCGCAAAGAACCGCTTTCGCATCCTGGGGCTTGAATTTTTCATCATTTCGATATACTTAGCCGATATATTGGCCTTATTATCTACCGGGTTCATCTGAATATGTGCGTAGTCTTTAGGGTTGATAAGAGGCTGTCTCGTGGTAAGGTCGAGCCCTGCGACGAACATCTTGTAAGACCAATGTGATTTCATAGGCGGGTTACAATCCATGTAACATTTTAGCGGCACCTCTCGGGGTTGCTGACCCTCGACCACTTGTACAACCTTTTGGGCTAGCCGTGTCATTATCATCTCGACGTGTGTATACTGGAACTCGGAAATCTCGTTTAAATATATAGTGGCGTACTCTTTACCCAAAATCTTTTCCATGCGTTCTTTGTCATCGATACCGCCGAACCATATTTGAGCGCCATTAGGGAACTGCACAAACCAATCTGTTTTATTGAGATGATACTCAAGCCCAGGAAAGCAGATATCTATAAGCTTAGGCCATGTCTCGAGCACTATCGATTGTTTAACGTGGGCAAAGTGCCGTCTAAATACCGCGTGCCGTGAGCCTGGTGCTTTAATAGCTCTAATAACGATGTTACGTAAAAAATTAAAAGTCTTGCCGCTACGCCCGCCACCATAGCTGAGTATGAACGTCGCTTGGCTAGCACATAGCCTGGTTTGCTCGGCCTGTCGCTCGTTGAGTTTAAAGGTCGTGTTCATCGTCTGACATCTTAAAGACTTTGAGCCCGCCGGTCACCTTGACCGAGTCAGAAAACAGATCATAGTATTTGCCCAGTGTTTCAATCGCCTTGGTCTTGTCCCAGAGCTTAACCTCGACGCCGTGCGCGGTGTTCTTAATAGAGGCAACGGCCCCCGCGTTTTTCAATTTGGTTAGGTCTTTGAGCTTTCGATATGTTATCATAACCGGCTCGTCCATAAAATCGGTTTCGCCGCTTGGGTCGGGCTTGGTGATCTCCTCGTAAAAGTCTTCCGGTTGAGCCGTGATAATCTTTTGTAGCTCCCTAATCATTACTTGGCCGTGCTCGTCGGAGTTGGCGAACCGCTCTCTATTAAGGCGGGTAACCTCCTCACGGACTCGGGGGTCATTATGTAAGCGGCTCGCGGCTTGTGATGCAAACTTTTTAGAGTATCCCACCTCTTCGGCGGCTTGCCGATGATTCATTTCGGGATGGTTAACAAACACCCGGCAATAATCAAGGGCTCTTTGGGCCAATGGCTTAGGGTATACGAGGGTCAAATCTGTTGTAATGCCCATATTCTACCGCTACTTATACCCTTTTAGGGATTTTGTCCACATACTTAATAAAAATCTTTTCATCTTGCTAAACTACACCAAATAGATGCCTAGGTCAACTGTCATTTGTGCCTATTTGGTAGGTGTTAACGTAGCGGTAGGCTTTTATATTTTGTCTTAACGGTTGTCTTGTCACTCAAAAAGCACCTAAACCAATGCACCATAGACACTTACAAAGGTTTTTCGGCTGTTTTGCCCCAAACTTAAAGTAGTGTTAAGACAGTGTAACGCCTATATTATTAAACGAGTTACGAGCTTTGTCTGGCTGTCTCCCGAAAAAGGCCGAAATCCTCCTACCCCAAATACTGAGTCGTCGCGTTTATACTGTAACTACTAATAAAACACGACTACGTATTTGCTTTGATCTAATATAGGGGTTTTTCGGGAGACACTCAGACAGCCTCCGTAAGTCATTATATATAGGCGACTTATGATTTGAAAAAGCGTCTTAACACTACTTTAAGATTAAGACAAATGTACTTAACTCATTGTACGGTATATACTTACGTTTTTTGCCGTTAAGACAGCCGCAAGACAAAAACCACTAGATATTAAAGTGGCGTTAACGTCCTAGCTTTAATATTAAAAAATACGTGGGTTACCTTGCTTTTAATAGACTCTATTAGTATACTATAGTTTTAAGTGTGAATTACCACAGTACGAAGGAAAACTACCAAAATGCCCAAAAAAGAACGCGCTCAGCTCCCCGACCACTCCACTATAAGGTGCCGCAGACTCCGAAAGTCCCTAGGCCTAACTCAGATAGACCTCGCCCAAGTTATGGGGGTATCTGTTCAAACTGTCTCACGTTGGGAAAACGGGCGCGGGTTCGTGCGCCAATGGACCTACAATTTTTTAAGTACCTTAGCTGAGAACAAGGATTTAAAAGGTCGCACCCCTAAACTCGACGCCAATAATTTACAGTTTTTAGAATAACCGAAGGAAAATTAATTATGAAGTGCTCCGACTGCGGTTGCGAAATACCTCTAACAGTGCTCCCCTATGTAAAAGTGTGACGGGTGGTTTTGCTACTAAATATTAATGATTACAGTCTTGACGCCTACCGTGTAGACCTTCAAGGGCTCCACGCTCTGGGTGGTGCCCTCAGCCCTTAGCGTCGAGAGTACATCCTCGACGACCTTATTAATTAAATACTTTC